ATAAAGAGTATGGTGAAGCACATTTCAGTAAAGATTATTATTGGATAGACGACCCACAGCAAATATCAAAAAGACCACATAGACCAAAAGAAGATATATGGCAACTGCATATGACTGGATTAAGTACACAACCTTGGCATCCTCGCTACACAAGTTGGGGGTATTCTACACACCCTAGACAAGACTTGATGGAAGTTTACTGGGATTATGTTAAGAAAGTAAAAATGATGGAGAAACCGAACTATGACATTCGATGAGATTATTAGTCCACTAACGAGAGAACAGTTTTTTAAAGAATACAAAGGTAAGAAACATTTTACTATTCGCTCTGATAGACCTATATTTGATTATCTATTTGATTGGGAACAGTTTGAGGAGTATTGTAATAGTTGGGGGATTGGTGGACACGATAGGATGCCACAATTACAAATAGTAGAAGAAAAAGGTAAGTGGTGTAAAAAGAAAGACGCACCAAAGTATATATACAGTAAAACAGAAGACCCAAAGTATCAAGCAAGAAGTGGATATCTTGCGTGGAAAAATGGCAACTCCTTTATTCTAAGTCTATCCGAGTTCTTAAATAAAGAAATGTGGAATCAGTGTGAGGAGTTTGAAAAAGTTTATGGTAGAGGACAGGCAAACTTGTACTGTTCTGGTAAAAAAGATGCAGATGTATTTACAATTCATGCAGATTCAACTGACAACTTTCTACTTCATGTAGAGGGGCAAGTTAAGTGGAATATGTATAATGAGTGGAGTCCTCATAAAGGGGAGTTCTCTCTTAAAGAGAGTTTTGTGCTAAGTCCAGGTGACTTACTTTATATACCGAAAGGTATGTATCATAACACAGAAACTCTAAGTCCAAGGATATCCATATCCTTTCACTTTCATGAACCTGATGGGTTCCATAGGAAAAGGGAGGAGTGGCTAGACTGGAAACCGTAGGAGATACTATGGCAGAAGGAAGTGATAATTCACGAAACGAAGTTGAGATAGATTTAGATAAGTATATGGCTCTCATTGAGAAGCTAGATAAGTCTGAAGATACTATCAAAGAAATGAAGATGGAAGCTGAAGCTGCAAAGAAAAGGCTTGCACCTCCAAAACGAAAGTTCATGGATTTATTCTTAGATGACAATGATGTAAATGAAAAAGCCATCATTGGTTTCATCGCCTTCTTTATGCTTATTGTTTTTGCTGGGTGTGACTTAGTAACAGCGTTCTGGGGACAGGACTTAGTAATTAGTGACACCATATTTACAAGTCTCGTAGTGATAACACTAGGAGCATTTGGTATAAGCGAGGCAGGCAGAGCATTTGGAAAATAGTGATGTATCTGTCCAAAGTCGAAACTATGTGGAAGCACTTCTGCAAAGTTAGGGAGCAAATTGTTTTCGTTGTCTTTGGGCAGAAATGTCCATACTGCCATAAGTCAGAAAAATAGTTCTTGACATCATCTATAATTTTTAGTATAATATACATATGAAAAATAACGAACAACAAGAACACAAAACAGTAAATATGTGGAACTCAGAAACAAAAGAGTTTGACATTTATCATTACGGAGAGTGCCAACACTGCGGAGCCACTGTACAGCCTGAAAATGGCGAGTGCCCAAAGTATAAATGCTGGATTGCCTAATGAACTTATTTTACCTAGATGAAGATATGGACAAGTGTGCTGAATACCATGTGGATAAACACATAGTGAAGATGCCACTTGAAGCTGCACAGCTTTTGTGCACAGCTATCTGGGTAGACCATGTACTTGGTTTTGTTCCTCGTGCTTTGGACAAAGAAGAATCTAAGATTCTAAACGAACACAAAGCAGAGATTAAACACTTACCACTAGAGGAAAGACCTCTTACACCATACTTGCCAATGATGTACAATCATCCTTGCACGATATGGACTAGGTCGTCTCTCGATAACTTTGAATGGACTCATTGTTATGCAAATGCATTGAATGACGAGTATCATTATCGTTATGGTAAACAACACAAGTCAGTAGTAGAAGTAGTAAACAAACTACCTGAGCCAAAGAATATGCCTCGATTGGGGCAAACACCTTTTGGTATGGCAATGCCAGATGAGTTGAAAAACGAAGATGATGTTGTAGAAAGCTACCGACTTTATTATCACACAGATAAGGCAACATTTGCCAAGTGGTCATATAGAGACACCCCAGATTGGTGGGATGAAGGTCTCGCATGGTATGACGAAAGGATTACAAGAAAATGAAATATGAAGTAAATGGACAGCAAATGGTATTACCCGACAATAGTACGGAAGAAGAAATACACGCAGCAATACAAAAAAGATGGAATAACCTTTACTTTTCCAGACGACCAATAGTAGTTAGAAAAAGTGATGGTACATCATATAAATTATTAAACGGAGTGAGGATGCATGGCAAAAGACATACCAGCTAATACTATATACGGAATAGTACAACAAAACGAGATAGAAGTTATGGAGCATAGAAAGATGATTCGTACAAATCTAAATAAACAAAAAGAAAACACAGAGCAAGAGATTGCTTTACTTCAAGGAAAGTTAAACTCAAAGAAAGAGTATTTAGCAAAAATTGAAGGTGGTTTAGACGTACTAGATGAATTAGACAAGTGATTGTAGTAAAAGACGATTTTTATCCAAACCCAGACGAGGTTAGGAAAAATGCTTTGTCTATGTTTTTTAGACCTGGCAGGAGAGAAAGAAACAATATGTTTCCTGGACGTAGGACTATGTCTACCTTTTCTCAAGAAAACTTCGTATATTGCAGAAATCAATGGGAACACTTGTTAGGTGCAAAAATGCAGTATTTTCCTAGAGGAAATAGTAATACTGCGTTTACTTTATCTTTTGAAGAAGATGCAAATTATAATTGGGTACATCATGATTGCTCAGGATACTTAGAAAATACTACTAACCAAATGGAAGGTGCAGCTTTTGCAGCAGTAGTTTATCTAAATCCTGAAGATGATAACTCAAAAGGAACAGCATTGTTTAGACATAAAGAAACAAAGTTATTGAAAAAGAGAGAGGGGTTAACTAAACCCACAGGAGGTTTCAAAAACGATTGGAAAGAAAATGACAACTGGGAACTTCATACTTATGTAGGTAATCTATACAATAGATGTATACTTTATCCTGCAGAGTACTGGCATGCTCCCTTTTGTTCAGGTTTTGGAAACAACAAAGAAACAGGCAGACTTGTACAAGTCGGCTTTTTTACTATAAATAAAAAATGAGTGATTATAACAACGACAAGTTTAACGAAACTAAAGCAGTAGAACTGCTTAGTGATTATATTGCTTCCACTTATGGAAAGCATTATAGTATGAATAAGATACAATCTACAGAGTTTATCTTTGACGCAGGTCATGGAGATGGGTTTTGCTTAGGAAATATCATAAAGTATGCCCAAAGATTCGGAAAGAAAGATGGCAGAAATGTAGATGATATCTTAAAAATTTTACATTATGGAATTATTTTACTAGGGGTAGAAATTGAGAACGAAGAAACACGAAAATCTTACACAGACAAATATAAGCAAGGTAATTGAGTTATTAAACCCAACCGATGGTAGTAAGCCTATCACAAAGAAAGAAGCATGTAATATACTAAACATTGCTTACAATACAAATAGATTAGGCAATATCATATCAGAATACCATGAAACTATGGAGTTTCGTGCAAGAAGAAAAGCACAAAACAGAGGCAAAGCTGCAACAGCAGCAGAAATAAAAGATACAGTAAGAATGTATTTAGACGGAGACAATGTAAGTGATATAGCGAAATCGTTATACAGGTCTCCAGCGTTTGTAAAAGGTATTATCGACAGAATCGGAGTACCACAAAAGTTAGCACATACAGATTACGAAGGCAGAAGAGAAGCCATGCTACCAGAACAGTGCGTAGCAGAAGAATTCGAACCAGGAGAAAAAATTTGGGCAATCAGACAAAACTATCCAGCAATAGTGCAGCGAGAGTTACAACCTGAAAAAGCCAAAGATAAAGGTTACAAAGTGTATCTATGTTATACCATAGAAGCAACACAAGATGACCTTGAAAAAACGTACTTTCCACATCTAAGTTTTGCAGGTAAATATCATGCACTAGCAGCTTATGATATGGGTAGTCTAAGACATTTACAGCAGTATATGTAAAAAGGAAAAACAAATGGATGCAATTCAATGGATTATTGCATTTTATCTCGCAGCTTGGGCATTGATGTTTTTAAGAACATTCCCAGCAAGTATGAGAACAATAAAAGAAGTCGCACCTGACTCAATGGTATATAAGTACCGAGTCATTGGTGGAATTGCGTATGCGCTAATGTTATTTGTAGCGTGTTTACCATTGTTTAGAATATTAATTGACGATAATGCTAAAGAAAGATTTATTGTATCTTTTACGGCAGGAGTGTTAGGAGATAAAAATGTATAGAGGAAACGCTTACTACGAAGCACTAAAATTAAAGTATAAAGCACAAATTGCAGAAGCTGAAGCAGTACTAGGTACATACTTCAAAAACTCAGTAGGTATAGGAGAACACTCCGAATTATTACCTGAGTTTGATAAGTGGATAGGGCAACTAGCAGAAGCTAAAGATAAATTAAATGCACTAGAAGGATTATTATAATGCATGAAGAACAAAAATGTGCTATAAAATTAATGGCATTAATAGATGCTGTTGAACGAATTGATAAGTATAATAAAGACACTTTGCCGTATCGAGTAGACAATGCGAAAGAGTTGGCAAGGGAACTAAAAAATGAATCAAAATTTATTACTAAAGTATAATAGTAAAACAATAGGAGTAGTACGAAATCCCTATGAAAGATTAGTTGCTTTGTATTCCCAAAGTTTAAATTTTATAGGATTTGACAATTGGATTAATAAGTATAATCCTGAACTTCAAACAGTTCTTTATAAAGACTGTGACTATTTAATTAGATTTGAAGACTGGAAAAAAGAATTAGAATTTTATGACCTACATCCAAAAGATACATCAATTTTAGATGATGAAAAAATAACAATGATGTGGGACAATTGGTATACAATAAAGACTAAAACTTTAGTATATAGGCTATATCGCAAAGATATTGAAACTTACGGGTATAGCTTCTAAAATATAGTTCTTGACACAAGGTTGAAATTCCGTTATAATATATCTATATTATGGAAATAAGCTAATGAGTGATAGATTTTATACACAAATGATTGAGTCTACAGGGTGGGCTCCAGGGTATAAACATACATCTACTCTTAGTGAATTTGAACAAAAGTTCGGTAAACTTAGGAGAAAAAGAATGGCTTGGACAGATGAAGCAAAGGCTCAGGCAGTAGAGATGTATACTGCAGAAGAACCAACTCCAGAAAATAGTATGGAGATTGTTAAAATGATTGCTGAAGAATTAGGTGAGAGCCCAAATGGTGTTCGCATGATTTTAACAAAAGCTGGTGTATATGTAAAGAAAACTCCAGCAGCAAAAAGTGGTGGAAGTACTGGTGGTGGCAGAGTTAATGTTGCAGCTGCTCAGGACGAACTCATTAAGTCTATTTCAGACATGGGCGAAGAAGCCGACACTGCAATTATTAGTAAGCTAACAGGGAAAGCTGCTATGTATTTTGCAACCTTAATCAACAAACTTAACGATTAATTACCCCTGAAACTTGGGGGAGGCAACTCCCCTGAGATTTTTTGTATCTAACGAAATGACCTTGTAAGAAGATACCATTGTTGGGACGCTAATAGATATTAACCACCCACAAGGAAATATGAAAAAGGACGATTTTGTTAAAAGAATAGACGATGCAGGAGATGCTATCGTCACATATAGAAGTCAAAATAGTCGCAGAATGAAATATAATGTCTGTACTAGAGACTTTGATAATAAATATATACAATCAAAAAAGAATCGAGCAAAGCCTAATCAAAGACAAGTTCTCTTGTTTTGTTGGGATACTGATTCCTATAGACTATTACAACCTGAAAGCGTAACATCTATTGTTCCTTTAGCAGCTATACTGAAGAATGATAGAATTACATAACGAAACACCTGTCTACGAAAAAGAGATAAGTTATAACGAAGAAAAGAATGAAAAAATCTTCGTGATGATAAATAACTTTCGTGGCACAGAGTATCTACATTTAAGGAAGTATTATCAAGACTTTGATGAAGAATGGAAACCAACTAGGGAAGGCATAGCCATGCCCATTGATTTGGATAACACTAGAGAACTTTTTGACGCATTAGTAGAGATTTTATCAATATCAGAAGTCAAAGGAGTATTAGAAACTCATTTCAAAGAAGTACTCGATAAGATTTATCTTTAGCACTAAAAAATAGTACTTGACAACAACCCAAAAATTCTGTATAATATTCATATGAATAAAACAGAATACCTAGAATATTGTAATCAGATGTATGCAAAAGGTACACCTATTATACCTGACGATGTGTATGACAGACTTGTAGAAAATACTGAACTTGAGAATCAAGTTGGGTACATCGAAGTCGGAGAACAAAGATTCAAACATCCTTTCCCAATGTATTCATTACAGAAAGTCTTTATCGGAGAAGATAAAGAACCAGACTGGGATATAAACCAAACCAAGATTATGACTGCCAAGTTGGACGGCGCTGCTGTGTCTATTACATACATGGATGGTGAACTACAACAGGCACTTACTCGTGGAGATGGAAAAGCAGGTCTAGATATTACTGATAAAATTCGATTCATAGCACCAAGATATATTAAGATAAAAGGGTTAGCACAGATTACTGGAGAAGTAGTCGCACCAAAGACTATACCGAACGCAAGAAATTATGCATCTGGTGCATTGAATTTAAAAGATATTGAAGAATTTAAGTCTCGGGATTTGACATTCATAGCATATGGAATCCAACCAGCTATCACAGATAGTTGGGTTGCAGATATGAATATAGTGTCAGACTCAGGGATTGAACCTGTCACAGCAAGTGATTATAGCATGTTCCCTCAGGACGGTAAAGTTGTACGAGTCGACTCTAATACTTATTTTGAAAAATTAGGCTACACAACACACCACCCTAGAGGTAGCTTCGCTCTAAAGACGAGACAGGCAGGAGTAGTTACTCGACTCTTAGACGTTGAATGGAATGTCGGGAAGTCAGGTGCTGTTTCACCTGTTGCAATCTTAGAGCCTTGTGTGATTGGAGAAGCTACAGTTAGTAGAGCAACTCTACATAATATGGCTTATATAGAAGCATTAGAACTAGAAATTGGTTGTGATGTAGAAGTAATTAGGAGTGGCGAGATAATTCCTCGTATAGTAAAAAGAGTATGAAGTATGCAAAAGAAGAACTGGCTAACAGTAAAAGAATATTTAAGAGTGCTACACCAAAACAGACTATTGATTGGTATGTTAAGTGGGCTAGTAGCGTTATCTTACTTACAGCTATGGTTATTAGGTCAGCCGACATATCAAACACTATTGATACAATACTATCTTTTGTTGGGTGTTTAGGGTGGCTATTTGTTGCTTTTATCTGGAAAGATAGGGCGTTAATACTCTTAAATGGCATAGCTTGTTTTATACTATTAACAGGACTTTTAACTAAATTATTCACAGCATGAACCCAATACTAATCAATATAGATGTATGTGGCATCTGTAATGAATCATGTAATTACTGCCCAAGGTCATCTTCATATCCAAATAAAAAAGAATATATGAGTGTAGAACTTTTTACGAAGTTCATAAATGATTGTAAGGATTATACTGGGTACATTTGCTTCACAGGCAGAGGGGAAAACAGTTTACATCCAAATTTCAAGAAACTTGTAGAAATTTTACATTCGAGTGATAGGAAGTATAAGACTAGAATTTTGACTAATGGTTATAAACTAAA